CTTTTCCTTTAGCTTGGGGCAGATACAAGCAAATTCTTAAAGGTCAGAAAAATCCTAATCCTTGTTTGGATCAATTTAGGACTCAGAGGGGGAATAAAACTAGATTAGTATGGGCTTATCCAATGGATATGACTCTAGCTGAAGCTAAATATGCTAGACCGTTGATGGACAAATTCAAAACTGGACTGTACCCAGTACCTTGGGGTAGATACCGATATGAGGTAGGTGCTAGACTATATTCATCTTTAACTAAGAGAAATAATATAGCTTTGGATTATTCTAAGTTTGACAGTAGTATTAGTTCCGGTTTTATAACTATGGCTTTCAATATATTGAAATCCTGGTTTAAAGAAGAAGATCTAGTTTCTTGGGACATTATTACGAGATATTTCGTTACTACTCCTATCGTTATGATGGATGGAAATTTGTATAAAGGAAAGAGAAAAGGCGTCCCTAGTGGAAGTTACTTCACTAACCTTGTAGACAGTATAGTTAATTATATCGTCATACAATATCTAAATATCACTAACGATTTAAAGTTAAACACTCAAAGTATACACATCATGGGTGATGACAGCGTTTTCTCTACAAACGAAAACGTCTCTGTTGCGAAACTGGCATCAGACCTGGAACGACTTGGCATATCAGTAAACATCGGTAAAAGTCAAGTAACCCTACGTAACGAACCGGTGCACTTCGTTGGATTTAATTGGTTTAAAGGAAGTCCACAGAAAGATTTGGATGAGGTATTAGTTTCGGCAGTGTATCCCGAAAAATACAGGAAATTCGAATCGCGTGAACAGCATATATATACTATGCTATATGCTATGACTTTATTACATCCTCGATTTAGGCACAATGTTAGTGAGTATCTAGGGGCGACCGATTTTGAAACCCTCTTCAGGATGGGCTCTAGACTTACTTCTCAAGGAACATCAACATTGAGCGGATTCCTCGATTACAATAACAAGTATGTAATGCCGAAGGAGAAGACCTTTCCACCGAATTTTGCTACGGGGGCGTTGCAGTAG